ATTTCCTTATCAACATGTTTGTTCATCCATTCGTGTATCATCTCTGAAAACTCGTTCTTTTCGAATATAGATGTAGCATTTACAATAGTCATGACACAATTATGTACAACTATCCCATTTGCTACATAACTATTATCATCCTCTACTTCTAAATTATAAGTTGTTCCAGTATAATTATACTTTTCATTTCTTTGTAGTACTGACGAATATTCAAAATCAGAAATCTTTCTCATACATGACCTTTCTAAACTATCTTCATAAATAGATACCCAATATTGGCTTTTCGTAGGCTTACCATATCTATGTCTTTTATTATAGGATATTACTGCATGTTTGTCTAATGATATAGATATATCTCTCATAGTCAATGCTAGTTGAAAACTAGTTGAACATCCTATATAATGTTTAGTCTTACCAGGTGTTTCACAGAGCCAACCATCTCCCTTTATCCAATAATCTAGGACTAGGGACATTTTCTCTTTATCTAGTTTGTTATAGAGCATTTCGGGGAATATTTTCTCTTTATCTTCATCATAGCATTTAGAAAATATTTCCCATAAGAATCTATTATAAAATATCACAGTAGTGCAATTATTTCTATTCTGTACATGATATTTTAAATTCCAGTTATTTATTATATCCTTCATTTCATCAATAAGAGTTAAATCTTTATCATTAAAGGCTAAAGTTATTCGGTAAGTATTATGAGATGGTTTATAACTGTTACCATCTGCTAAGAATAAGCCTAAAAACTTAGCAAAATTATTATCTAGTTCTATTTCCTTTATTTTAAAATTAGATGACGGAGAATATTTATTCCTTTCAAATAATTCTTGATATTTGATATTATTAACATCACCAGTATATAGAGGTGATTTTATAACAACACACCTAGATTTATTAGAAATGTCACTTGGTAAAATCCACTCTCGCTTAAGATAATTATTATAATTCTTTCTATTTTTCTTTGAGTAGTCATTTTTTGGAACATATATAGGATGGTTATATGTTATATCTAAGCTAGGTTGGCCTCTAAATTTGATTCTGTGCATAACACCATCAAAATCTTTTTTACATATATTTGTTACTGGTTTGTAATTTCCTAAATGTGTTAACACCAACTCACCTAATTTGATATCTTTTATTCTTTTATAACCATTTATAGTCTTTATAAGAGTGTTTGGCAAAACGCAATCATCGTTTCCATTATCTGCTGCATATTTTATATTGCCAGAACTAGTTGTATGTTTTACAAATGTGGTTATTTCCCTTATGGTGTCTTCATTATTTATTGAGAAAGATTTACTAAGCATTAGAGATTGGTAGTCTTTTATAAGTAAATTTTTTAAACTTGTTACTTTAAGTCCTACCTTTTCTTCTGGTGAATCTATTCTGTGCTTATATCTAACAAATACAGAAGAACCATAATCATTAATACCATCAAAAACATGAGGTAGTTCTGCTAGTAATGTATTTCCATAGTTGTTAAGTTCTAAAACTATTTTAAGGTTATCTGGATTAAAATATTCAAAAGCTAATATATAAAGCAATTCTGACATTTGTTTAATAGATATTATATTACTTCGATATATCCCAATTTGTTCTAGTTTGAAAAAATCCTTTATTGATGAATACTTTTCTTTTTGTATATCTATGACCTCTCTACTTTTATTACTTATTCTGAATATGTTTATAACAGAAAAATCTTGACCTAATCCCTCTGCAAGGTCAATTGATAAGACTATTTTATATTCTTTTCTTTTTATAGGGTTGTATATATCATAATCATCAACCCATTTTAAATTTTCATAGGAAAAATTTAGCTTATCTTCAAATTCATATATCTCCTCCCACTCATAAAGAATTTTATTATTCAATAAATGGTCTATAATATTTTCACTTAGTAAAGATTTACTAGCATTTACAAATCTAAGACCGTATTCTTGGTTAAAAGCATCTTCTCCACCAATATCTTTTATTGCCTCATCCTTCCATGTAGTAAGTTCTGCTAACTCTAGTATAGATATCTCTTTGCCATCGGGTGTTTTTATATTAAATCCAACAACATCCTCATCATGACAATAATCATTATTATAGACCTCGATTACATATTTTTGTAAATCAACACTCCAACTCATTTCGACCTTAGTATCAGCACCCCATTTATTATGTACTTGATTAAAAACATTATCCTTTTCTATTTTGTTTTCGTATAATTTATGGTCATTAAGCCTTATATATGTAACAAACCTACCAGGGACTTGGTACCAGTAAACCCTCATAGGTGTGTAGTTATTTCTTTGTGGGTCACCAGCTGGTCGTTCTGCATTAGTAAGTAATTTATGAAATAAATTCATACCATTTGGTGTAGATGTTATTATTATTTTAGAGTTTTTTATTGCAGATACTGTTGGAAAAACCGCAGTATAATATGGTTCTATTATGTTTGAAGGAATATGTGCAAATTCATCTAAATAAAGAACATCAATAGTAAAACCAATAGCTGGAGTCTTTGTCCTAGCAGAGGTCTTAATACGACAACCATTGTCAAATGTCAGTGATTTTTGATTCCATGTTTTTATACCAGGTTTTAAAAAAAATGGTAGTAATGAATAAATGGATTTTATCTTGTCAACAATCTCAACTGATGTATCACCCTTGTTAGCAACAATCATAATGTTTTTATCATTATTGAATAGTATTGTATGAAGCATAAATATAGAAGCAGATATAGTATTGTGTGAAAGTATTCCATTTGTGTAGAACCTATGATTCTGATGGTCTACCGATAAATCAAACATAGATGATTTATAATCTTCCCTTTTTATATGCTTCACAATACTATTGCCATTTTTGGTCTTTATAGTATCGCCTATTTTTAATTCTTTACAGAATACTTCATCAAAATATTCATCAAATAATATATGATTATCTGCACAAGTTAAGCTAAGACCGTCAATAGTTTTGATATTATAATGATTAAATGGTTGTGTTAAATGTATCTCAGATACTGCCTCATATCCAGTATCAGTCTTTACTCTAATATCTATTAAAGATATAGATTTTAATATTTTTTTAGAAATATCATCCTCATCCAATGATACATTTCTATATTGGTATTTTTCTATCAACTCAATAGATTTTTCTATCAACTCAATCAATATTTTTTTAAGAAGTGTAATCATTTTTTTATTATTTTTATCTATACATTATTTAAAAAATCTATACATTTTTTAATAGTTAAATCTTTTTTGCTTTTATATTCAGTATCCCATATTATTAGAATATCAAATCCTTTTGATTTAGCAATATTTATTTTTAAATTATCTTTATCCCATATTTCCCTTGCAGTAGGTCCACTTTCTTTATAGAAAGGATGTGGATAATCGTTCTCTTTGAAAGTTTTAGGATTTGCATGGTATAAATCACCATTGTATTCGATAATTTTCATTCTTTTTCTATCAGTGAAGTCATATGAGAAAAATCCTACATCTTTAACTGATATAAAGAACTCTTTATTTTTTATTGCATAGTGTACACGTTTTAGTTCATTATCTGTATAAATCTTACTTATCTTTTTAAATAAGTCTTGTGATATTTCAGAATAGCCACATTTCATATTACCATTTTCTGCCAAATTTTTCTGCCAAAGTGTTTGTCTATCTAGCCATCTTTTCTTACCACCAACATCACCATGTTTTTCTACACATTTTTTTAGAGAAAATGTACTTTGTCTTTCGCTAAGCATCTTTTTAGATGTTTCCTCATCATAACCTTTCAGTAAATAGTATTCTAAAGTAGTATCTGATATTCTATCCTTAATAGCTTCCTTTGCAAAAATACTTATATGCTCCTCTATATTCTCTACACCTTCATATTTTGAAAAATTCTTTGAAAATGGACTTCTTGATTTTCTTTCTAATTCAGTTGTATTTTTTTTGTGATTAGGATTTTTTGTGCCTCTTATTTTTTCAGCAAACATTTTTTTATACTTTTCTTTCTTCATATGCTTACCACCATTAATTGTTGTCTTAGCCTTATCTGATAATGCCATTATAGGAGCACCTTCGTACAATTCTTTATATTCTTTAGTAGTCATGTTATTATGTGCAAATTTTAAATGCTTTCCATATATTCTTTTGCATTGCTCACCACATATTCTACATGTTACCGTTTCTTTATTGTCATTTATTATCATAATTTTATTTTGTTTTCTTTTTATATGCTTTTATATATAAAAAGTTGTTGGCTTCCTATCAAATAGGTAAATTATTTTTCTAACAGGAATAAAATATCATATAATTTTATTTTTATTTTTTCTAATAATGTTAGTGATCTTTCTTGTTTAAGCATATGATAATATAGTTTACCAATTCTATATTCTTTTCTAATTTCCTTGCTCTTAATTTCGCATAAAGTGTTGAAGGTCAAGCACTTACCCACCTGCCTACTAGCCATTAATATATTGAATCGATTATCAACAAAATTATCTAATATGTCAGCTTGGTAGTCTCTAAGTGTTATTGCTCCAATAGAACCATCTTCTCTTTTCACCTTACAGTATTTTTCGGTAAAATGGTGTATATCTAGTGCACATTTAACGTATTCTCCTTGTTCGGCACTTGTCATCTTAAATGTAAGACCTGATCTTCTTAACCCTATTTCATTTTTAAGCCATGGGTTTTGAAACCTTTTTAGTACTATACCATCATTTATCTTATCAGTAGCCTCGGTAACGTTCTCACTACTAAATACCATTTGTCTTTCTTTCTTAATCTTTGCCATAAGCGACTTATTTTTTTATATATATTATAAAAAAACAGCTCTATGTCTAAAACAGATAAAGAAAAAAGTAGGATACAAGACGAATTTGATCAAATACAAGGGGAGAATAATGATTTTGATATATCAAAACATTTGGCAGAAGCAGAAGATTTACCAGACCTTGGTGAGATAAGCTTGTATGATTATGATGCAGATTTAAGCACATCATCACAGCAATCAGTGGAGGTTTTAAGTTCACTTATAGACTTATACCTAAGTGATGTTCCAAAACTAAAACAACATCCTTATATAAAAAATAAGATGAAGGAAGATGCTATGGTATATTCAGAGGCTATATTCTTGGCTAAAATGACTAGAAAAAACTTCCTTAACCAACTACGCCAAATTGATAATGGGGAAAGCTCAGCTAGAATGCACGAAGTTGTTAACCAGACTATTGTACAAGTTAGAGAAAACTCTAAATTTCTATCCACTCAAAGAACTGACTTAGAAAAGTTCTATAAAGATCTAAGAACAGATATGGGATTAGACGATATTGAAAATTCAGAGGTTTTAGAGTCACAATCTGATAAAGCGAAAGATTCACAAGATGATGGTGATATTGTTGATAATAGAAAACTAAATGACCTTATAAAAGGAGCAATGATGAAAGAAGGTGATAATAAAAAAGAAAGTAAGGGTAAAAAGAAGTAATTATATTTTTAAGTACTTAAATGTTTCAAAAGTTTTCACTAAATTATTAGCATGTATTAGAATATCTTTTTGTTTAAAGATGTTTCTTTGGTTATATGTTACCTCCCTAACCATAACGTATTTATCTACTCTATTCGTAATGTCATGGATATTATTTTTTATATCATCGCTAGTATTACTCATTATTGTGGTAAACACATCGTTTATATTAATAGCCAAATCAATAGATTTTTTATTTTCATCATAAAAGTGGACTGTGTTATAATTCTCAACAACTGTATCTGTAAATTTGTCACCATCAGTTTTATAACCGAACAAATGTTGTAATAAGAGTCTTGTTTTTAGATATGAGATATAATCTTTATCTCTATTATAAAATGTTTCTGATAGAAAGTAATAATCTTTTACTACTAGATTCATATCACACAATTCCTTCTCTAAGCTATCTATAATCGTTTTGTAGCTACTTTTACTTTTTTTAGAACATATTATGTATATATCATCGTTTTTGTTTCTAAGGTGCTGAAAATGCTTCTTATAGATAGTGTAGTCTAAATTTTCTATAATACTTGTATTCATAAATTCTTGTAAGGAGAATGATAGGTCAGTTATGTTGAACTTCATACTTTTACTCTTAATCTTTAGTGTGTTGTAAAGGTTTTCTGGTAGCCAATATCCAACATCATCAATATTAAGCATAGAATTATATTTCTTATAGATACCTTTTTTTATTAAATTGAATTCTGATTCAGTTAATTTAATGATGGGTATCGAAGGTTTATTCTTAGAGACTAACCATACTGAATTATCTATCTTAATAAGTGTATCAATGTCAAAAAAATGTGCCTTCATATTATTTGCTATATTTATTAGTTTCAGTATACCTTATTTCCTCTTGTCCACCACCCTTTGGTTCATCTTCATATTCTCTATCTTCCCATGTTACTCCACCACTTGTTTGTGAGTTAAAGCTTTTGCATTTACTACATTCCTTTGGAAATACACTTTTTCCATCTTTTTCTATTGCTTTATCAATATCATAGTAAAAGGGAGCTTTGCACCAAGGATTATTACACACTAATCTTTTTTTATTTTCTCTATCCATAATCTATATATTAATTAAAAAACATGCAAGATCATGACTATATAGATATTATAATATAAATTTTGTGCTTGTATAGAATTTTAGTTAAAATAAATCCTTTTTACTTACAAAAACATGCAACATCATGATATATAAATATATTTAATATAAAATTTTCATTTTATTAGACTTTCGCTTAGTGCAAATTCATATATGTTAAGTAAATTTAGCTCATATTCAAATATAGATTTTACATCTGCTAATGTCTTTGAATTCTCTACTGCTTCAACTATCATAGTTCCAAACTTTTCTTGAAAATGTATATATGATTCACACCACGGCTTATTGTAGTTTACAAGTGTATCCCATTCTTTTTGACCACCTGATAGCCAGTACAAACTTTTTTCTGGGATTACTGAATATTTCTTAAAATCGTCCAATCTAGTTTTCCATATACTATCTGTTGAATCGACCCTTTTCATTAATATCGATACTGCTTCTGCTACATCATCTGTTATTTGTTCACCAATTTCAAAGAAATAACCACATTCTGTTTTATAAATAGATACTATATTATCATTAAAAACTATATCTGATAAATTCATCTTAACCAAAGTTTTTCTTTTTTTCATAGCTATCTATTATTTTTTATACTCTTATATTCTTAATCCACTGTTCCACTTACCACTAAAAAGCCCATCTTCAAAAATTCCATTTAACCAATTACCATAAAATTCACCCCCTTTAAATACACCATAATGCCAATTACCACTTAGGTAAACACCATCATGCCATATTAGAGTATTCTTTCTTATTTCTATAACTGCGTTGGAAATTTCGGAGTCTATTAACCAATAGAATTCCTCTTCTTTAAGTATCTCTACTATCGTATCAATATTTTTATAGGCTTTATCTTTGTAAGTAATCTGTTTAAATTTCATCTTGTTATTAATTTACACTTTTATATATTATCATTTTAATATTGCTTTTTATCTAAAATCTATTTTATGGATAAAAATTAACATATTAAAAAAAATATAATAAAAAAAGCCAAAATAATATTATTTTGGCTTTTTTTTATCACTTTATGTACTAAATAACATCAGTACTTATAGGCTTTTGTCTAGAAATTCTTTTTCAATTAATGATATCTTATCTATACCTAATCTTGATATTTTATCAAGAATTTCGTCAGTGTCAAGACTATCTATTATACCTTCTTCAATATCTTGGAAATTTTCTGGTTGTATAGTTTCCAAAAACATTTCAATATCAATTACTGAAACTTCCTTAGAAGATTTTGGATGTGTAAAGGCAACTATTCTGTACTCTTCATCCTTCGTAGTTATCCATACTTTACTAAACCCAGCTTTCTGAGCATTTTTTATACCATCTGGTGATAAAGCAGGATACTTATCTTGAAGTATTCTGTATTCTTTATCTCTCATCTCTGTTAAATCTATACAAATAATCATAATAATAGTTTTAAGGTTTGATACAAATATAACAAATATATTGACATCAAGAAATAAAACAAGTCTTTTATTTTTAATATATATAAAAAAATTCATATATGAAATACCTAAAAAGAAAAAATACATACTTAAGTGAAGCATTTGACATGTCAGGTGGATCATCAGGACCATTGGGCAATGACATAAATTGGGGAGATTCATTAGTGGGTAGAATGTTCAATTCTATAGCTAGGAGATTTACAGTTAATTATAATGTTAATAGGATTGAGGCAATAGCTAAAGGCATAGATAGTGAATTTGAAATATTGTTAGCATCTGGTGTTATAGAGGGAAGTGAGCAAGAAGATGAATTTAACTTTTTTAAAATATCATTTTTATTGGGTAAGCTAAAAGAAATAATTGACAATGAAGAGTCTATAAGTAAAATAAAAGAAAATGTAGAGAACCTTTTAGATTATATATCTGAAATGGATGAATTTAAGAACGATAGAGCTAGTATTAAAAAAGAATTAGAAGAAAGTCTTCTTAATTTTGAAGAATATTTAAAAGATATTAAAAGTGATTCTACTAATGATGATGGGGATAAAGATGAAACTGAAACTGAAACTGAAAGCGATGATTCAGAGGAAGAAACAGATTTAGATCATCAAGAGGTGGTTAAATTAATAGACATAATAACCGATATACTAGAGAGGGCAGAAGAACTTGAAGAAGAATATAAAAATGTTCCTAGAGTACCTAGCGTATCTAATAAAGTTAGTGATGAAGATGCAGCTATAGAAGGTATGTCAAGAGAACACAAACAGTACATTAAGCTAAGTAAGCAGATACAAGAACTAGTATCAGAAGAAAATGGCATTAAGCTAGATAAAAATTTTCTAACAAATCTAAAAAAACTATATAGTGATGGCAAATCTAAAAAATACTGGATTGACTTAGGAAGAAAGCTTCAATTAGCATACAAAAAATTTAGCAATAAATTTAATGAAAGTGCTGATATAGATTCTAGTGAAAGTGAAAGGGTGTCTATAGCTAGTAAGATATCAAATTTTGCTAAAAAATTAATGGGCATACCAGAAACAGAACTAGATGGCGACTTTGGTAGTTCTATTAAGAAGTTTAATAAGTTATTTAAGAGAATAGTTGATACAGGCATAGATTCTAAAAACGAGAGCAAAATAATTAAATATAATGCCTTTATGAAGGTATATGAAAAATCTACGAATGGGAAAGAAATTCAAAAATTCTTTTATAAAAACGTAGTATTAGATAATTGGATTGTTGACAAGAGTAAGGCTGATGATATTAAAGATATTGTTGAGAATTCTACAAAAGATATTAAAAAAATTGAAATAGATCCAATATTAAGCATAGTAAAGCTGTTTAACAAGGCTTTTAAGGTTTATACAACACAAACTATACCTTCTGGTAGAAGTGGTGGTAAAGTCTCTAATAATGTGTTTAGAAGGTATACTAATTTAGGATCTAATGCAGGAACTCCAGATAATCCTGGTGGTGGACCATTTATAATAAACAAAGTATTCAATAAATTTGAGGATAAGATACAGAATATTATTAGGGATAATAAATATAAAGCTTTATTTGATAAAGATACTGAAATAGAATTGGGTGATGGTAGAAGGGTTAAAGGTGGTGGTAAAATACTTCTTAGTTTTATACAGAAACTTCTAGATGGGGAGAAGCTTTATAAAGGAAATGCTCAAAGTGAATTTTTTAAAGAATACTTTGGAATAGATGTAATACCTAAGAAAATAGGATCTGACAACATAACAGTTGGTAAAGATAATGAAGACTCACAAGATAGTGATAAAACTACTGTTAAAGATAATACACAAGTTGATAAAGAAGTAATAGACACTTATTTTGAAGAGGTTAGTAAAATAACTGATACAGAAGGAACAATATATGGTATGTTGTTAGGAAAGCAATTAATGTTTTACCTTATTGTTATTAAAGTGGAGGATGAAGATGTGTATGTTAAGTATTCAGAAACATTTTTAAACTTTTCTAAATACTTAGACCAAGACTATAATATTAAAGCTGGTAAGATAAAAAATGTTGAATTAAGACCTAAACCAATGTTTTTTGGTAAGATGGATAGAGATTTATTTGATATAACTCCTGGTTCTGATATTAAAGTAGCAGCAGTTAATATTGATATGTTTAACACAAATAATGAAAGAACTATAGCTAAAAACTTTAAAGACTTGAAAGATGTTAGGAATATATTTCAATTAGTTGATAATAATAAAGAACCCATCAAGTTCACTGACTTAGAGAAAACAGCATTTGGACCAATGGATTCTAAAAACTATAAAGATTTAAAAGAAAAATTTAAATGAAACATTTAAAAAAGTATAAACTATTCTTAGAAGATTTTGAAGTTGAGGATAGTGATAGTGAAGATGTTAAACTATCTAAAGAAAAATTAGACAGAGTAAAGACACAAATATCATATTATAACTCTAATAAATCAAAAATAGATAAAATTTATCAAGATTTAGAAAATGGTAGTATTAAAGATGATTTAGATAAGGTAATTGGGACTGATAAAGATACAAATCCATTTCTAGTTAGCTACTCTAGTATAGCTAGTATAACTAGAAGTATTGAGAAGTTAAAAAAGAGAGAAACTGATAAATCGATAGAAAAAAATGAGCTAAAGGATAGACTATCAGATGCTAGTGATGATATCTCAAAAGATATAAGTGATAGAATAAGCAAAGTCAATGATCAAATAATTAAAATTAAAAAAGATATTAATGATGCTAGTAAAAAATTACCTGTATTAGAGAAAAGTCACAAAGAGAAAATGGATAATATAGAACAAGATATTAAAGATTGGATATCTAAAATTAAATAGCTATTATCCAAAATAGAAAAAATGTCATTTTTTAGTTTTTATATATATACTAAATAAAAAAATTAAATAGAAAATATGGCAAATATTCAAATTGGCAAGTACAAAAGACCAGGTATATTCATAGAAGAATTTGATCAGTCAGTAAATTCATCACCAACAGTAGATGGGATAACTAACCTCGTTATAGGTACTTCTAAAAAAGGACCAGTTAACACACCAGTAAGATTGACAAATATAAATGATTTAGAATCAGTTTTTGGACAAATAGACAGAGGTATGGAAAGAAAAGGATCATTCTTTCATAGAACGATTTCTAAGATGTTAGAAACTTCACCAGTTTTTGCATTGAATTTACTCTCAACTAATGACGAATTAGACACAATTAAATTTAAAACATTGTCAGCTTCTGCTGGTACAAATAATGATGTTTTGAAAGAAGGACCTTATAGAAGAGTTTTCGACACAACAGGCTTTTGGAGAAGGGATACTGAATCTTTCTTAAACTTAACAGATGATAATCAAAGAGCATTTAGCTTAACAAACCTATCTGATAAGACAGTAACTGCATTCGTTTTTAAATCAAGACTAAGTGGATTTGATAGAACTTTGTTAGAATGGTACGGGTCAGAAGATAGAATACCACCATATGTATCTAGTAAAGACTACGCAGCAGACTACCTAGTAGATGTTGTTTTAGTAAGTGGGGATTGGTCAGATTACCAATCACTAGCGGTTGATAACAGATGGAGTAGCTATTTCAATAATAATGGTCTTATAAAAGAAAGAGTAAGAGATTTTGCTAATGATAGAAATATTAATCTTCTAGAATACTATGAAGGTCTTTCACTTATTCCTTTTTTCAGAGATACAAATGGAAATAACATATTTATAGAAACTATTATAAACAGAGATACTGATAGAACTGGCTTATTCTGTGCATTTAATAATGATGCAGTAGAGGTTGATTCTTATAATGGTTTAATTGACTTGTTAGGAAATACTACAACTGATGAAGATGTAGAATCAATTGACTTTTTGTCTTATAATGAAACTTTAAAAGAGGAAATTGAATTTATTCAAACTCCTTTAGACTTGCCTGGTAATGTAACTGCTATAATGGGTGGTGTGACAAATTACACAGGTCAAGCATCACATGCGTTTACAGATACTGATGTTTCACCTGCTCCATTAGTAGAGGGCAATATTGAAAACGGTAATAATAGAACAGCATATTTTGCAGAGGGATCAACTTTTGGATTAACAAGAACTGATTTCGCTATAACTGCTAGCAATATAGAATTAACATATGAAGCT